ATTTTATAGGCATTGAGTTAAATATTAACTATTTTGAATTATCTAAAACACGGTTAGGAGTATAAATAATGAAAGCTACAAAACAACTAAAAATGGTGTATGTGCATCCTAATAAACTCATACCATATGAGAACAATGCCAAGACTCACCCTCAAGAACAAATAGACAAAATAAGCGAATCAATAGATAACTATGATTTCGATGTACCTATAGTAGTAGATGCAAACATGGTTATTATAAAAGGTCATGGGAGACAAGCAGCGGCTTTTCAAGCGGGGCTTAAGAAAGTACCTATCATCATTAGAACCGATTTAACTGAAGTACAAGTGAAAGCAGCAAGATTAGCTGATAACAGATTGGCCGAAACTGATTGGGATATTGAAACACTATTAGAAGAATTAAGCGAAATAGATAATTTGAGTGAAATCAATTTCACTGGGTTTGATGATCTAGAAATAGAGGATCTGCGGAAAGAGATAACTATTGGCGCAGAGAGCTTTGACGTTGTTGGAGCGGAGATAGGGTTAAATGATATGACGACAACTGGTGTTATTAAACTAGTATATAGTGCCCAAGACTATAAAGCTGTTCGCTCTGCAATTGCTAATGATGAACGTAAGCCAGAAGAAATTCTAAAAGAGGCATTAGGCTTGTGACAGTGTCACTATACAATGGTAACTGTTTTGATGTATTTTCAAAACAAGGAGAGCTTAAGCCATGCCCTCTTTGTGTATTATGGGGGGAACCAGCGGAGAACCATATGTGTATGTGCTGTGATACTTGTAGAAAATCATGCGAACTAAGTACAGAGGAGTTATATAATGCTTAACATAGATACAGCAGATACAGTATTTCATAAGCCATCTAGAGAAACATGGGTAGTAGCTTGTGTAATAGGTAAAGAATTAATGTGGTGTGGTTGGCCAGAAGGGTGTGCAAATATAAATGATTGTTTGTTAGTTGATAAAGCAAGTAAGAAAAAAAGACGTGATCTACTTCTAAAATTATCTAAGAGTGATAAAGGTGTGAGATCACAATATGCAATAACTAGGCTACATGCTACAGTAGAGGTGTGCAGTGGCTAAGAAAAAAACAAAGGTTAAAAGCAAAGCTAAGCCTAAAAACAAGCATGAATCTATACTAGAGAAGAAAAGTAGAACAGGCCCAATGCTAGTACATGATTGGAACAACGCTTTTAAACTGTGGGCGGAGCGTAATATAGATTATCCTAGAAAGCTAAAATACACGTTTGCACAATTAGGCAGAGACATAGGTATTAAGCCGGAGACAGTTAGGCGACGTGCCTATAAATATAAGTGGGTAGATGAATTACTACATATGAGATATGAATTAGATAACCCACCTAGGAAAATAAAAGTAAATGGGAATCAGACTAAAGCAATAGAGATATTACAGCATAACAATGTTAATAAAGAATTATTTGTTAGGCAAAGACATGCAACAATGGGTCGTAACTTACAACACATTGCTTATGCGAAAATAAAGAATTTAAAGCCTAAAGACATATCCGTTAAAGACGCTATTAAGATGTTAGATCTAGGATTAGCGCAAGAGAGAATAGCATTAGGTATAACGTCGGGGGATATGCCAGAAGAGGCGGGGGCGACCGAAGAATTCAACTTAGCAGATGTAGAGAAAGTCATGGGTGAAATCATTCCACTACTAAAAGATAAGGACGGCGTGTATGAAGCCAAAGAGGATGTAATAGATGTCGAAATTGAATCAAGCGATAATAGCAAAAGCAATTAAAGGAAAGTTAGAGACGCACCAGCTAGAATTCTTCTGTGAAGTACTAGAGGCGAAACAAAAAGGTGTGGCCCCAACGTATAGACGCGCACGAGTTGATATTCGCACATTCTTAGAGAACAAGTATTACATGGGTGGTGCTGAATTCTTATGGCCTAAGTTAATAGACTGTATAGTAGAGGCAAACTCAGGAGATTATGAAGAGGCAGTGTTAACGGGTGCAATTGGAACCGGCAAGAGCACTATAGCGTTATACAGCATGGCTTATCAACTATATCTAATATCGTGCTTACTCAATATATCAAAAACATTCAATCAAGATCCGGCATCCCAATTAGTTATAGTGTTTCAAAATAGAACAGCCGAGGCCGCTAAGAAAACAGGCTATGGTAGATTCAGAGAAATGATCGGGGGCTCAAAGTATTTTCAAAAGTATTTCATGTTCGATAAACATTTAAAAAGCGAAATGATATTTAGAGACAATGTTGTAGTACGCCCAATATCGGGGGAAGAGACAGCAGCATTAGGGGAAAATGTTATATACGGATTAATAGATGAAATGAATTTTATGGCTAACATAGATGGATCTAAACGAGCAATTGCAGATGGGCAGTATGATCAAGCGTGGGCGTTATATAATACAATTAGTAAACGTCGTAAATCAAGATTTATGGTACAAGGCAAACTACCAGGCATACTATTTCTCGTATCGTCTAAGCGCTATCCAGATCAATTCACAGATAGAAAAGTGGCGGAAGCTGAGAAAGAAATAATAGAGAAAGGAAGTACTAGCATATACGTATTTGATAAATGCGAGTGGGAGATAAAACCTATTGAGAGATTTAGCGGTAACTGGTTTGATTTATTTATAGGTGATCAAACACGAGCACCACGAATTTTAGACGGACATAAAAGCGGACATGAGATTGAGAGAGACAGACTAAGTGAAGCTGATCAGGCGCTAATCAAAGCGATTCCGTTAGAGTACTTACCGGACTTCGAGCGGGACATCATGACAGCATTAAGAGATACAGCAGCAGTATCAATACTAGCCATGCACCCATTCATAATGAACAGAGAAGCAGTAGAGGCTTGCTTTGGGGGCATAAATGGCGTGTTGTCCAGAGGTGTGACCGACTTTAATCAAGAACGAATAGCAGTGTACCCTAAAAGATTTAAAAGCCTTGAAGCACCTAGAGCCGTTCATCTTGACTTAGCAACAACAGGAGATTGCGCGGGTGTATCGTGTGGATGTATAGATAAATTTGTAAGAGTACAACGAGGTGAGACAAAAGACAATGTATTCGAAGTGTTGCCGAATATACGAATGGATTTCTTACTAGAGGTCAAGCCACCAAAAGGCGGAGAGATTTTATTTGATAACATTTTAAGTCTCATACTTAAACTAAAAGAAATGGGGTTAAACATTAAATGGGTGACAGCCGACTCATGGCAATCAACTCATATACTACAAAGACTAAGAGCAGCAGGTATATCGACTAAAATAGAATCATTAGATAAAGATACAGTTGGATACGATATAACGAAAGCAGCTTTATATGATGGACGTTTACAAATGCAAAGGCATGATAAGTGTCAGTCTGAATTTTTGGGGCTTGAGAAAGATACGAAGAAAAGTAAGATTGATCATCCACCAACCGGCTCGAAAGATGTAAGTGATTCAGTGGCGGGTGTTGTAAAGACACTAACATTAAGGCGCGAGATTTGGGCAATGAATGGAATACCACCTATGCACATACCAGAATCAATTAGTAGTGCATTAGAAAAAATGAAGCCAATGAAAAACAAATAACAACACAAAAAGCGAGTTATTATACAACACAATAAGCGAGTCATTGCAAGGCATTATAGAGCTATAATGACTAGTATTTTGGGCGTAACACTGTATAATGACTACTATAACAGTAGTAACACTACTAGATAAACAACAATTATAATGTAGGAGATCAAACGAATAAACAGCAAGCTTTCGATAAAGTAGTAGATCACGCCAGGCTTCAGAATAAAAAATGTAAAATCGAAGATAGTACATGTCTCTATAGTGACGGTAATGGAAATCATTGTTTTGTCGGGGCACTCATTCCACAAGAATTATATAATGAGGATTTCGAGGAAAACAGCGCCAAAGATTTAATTAATAACCGGCCTATTATGAAAAAGCTATTAACAATATCTAATATAAAGAATAAGAATGAATTAATAGATTTCTGGATGGCACTACAA